TTTGTCAACAATTTTATAATAAATACAAAGAGGAATAAATAATGGAAACAGGTTTTACAAAAATGAATGAAGATGAATACAGAAAGTTTGGTGATTGGATTGCTAAACATGGGCAAGAGATGTATGAAAATAAAATAGCATATGAAGTAAGGTATAGTAAGGATGGAAACTTCTGGGTTAAATTAGCTGATGAAAATATTTATACATTAGATGATATAATGCTTGACATGGAGGACAAAGTCTGATAGAATGTGCAACATGACATCGAGCAACCAAAGAACTTTAAGCCCTCTATCTCCAAATGTAAACGATTTGGTTTGGCTTCAGTCCATAACTTCGAGAGTAGTTAGCTCAAAACTCTCCCAGATTATAACAATTTCTCAACATAATAATACCAAAGGAGGTAACATATGATAGTAGAAGGAACTGCGTATTGGGCAAGTATTAAAGAGCCCAACACGACATTTGAACCAATGTACACAGTCAACTTAGTTGTTGACGAAGAGGTAGCAAATGATTTTGCAACTCGTGGACATACCATTAAGCAGATGGATGAAGGCTCTGCTATAGTACTTAAGCGTAAAGTCAACGGACCGAATGGAATGGTCAGGACTGCACCTAGATTACTAGACCAAAACAAGCAGGAAGTTAATCTTGCTGTAGGTAATGGCTCTAAGATTAGAGTTCAATACAATGAATACGATTGGGAATATGCAGGTAAAGCAGGGAAAGGTCTCGACTTACAAGCTGTTCAGATTGTAGAACTAATAGAATACAAAGCTCAAGATGGCTCTGAATTCTTTGATGAAGGTGAGGAATTTTAGTATGATAATTACTATTAATAATGAAGACGGTGAATCAGTATATGATGTATCCAAAATTGAAGACGAACAAAGAAAGGCAAGTGCTAGTGTATCTATCAATAAGATAGGTACGCTGAATGTATTAGTCGAAGCTTTGAACTATGCTTCACAAGGACATCAGAACAATCTTGAAGTTATGCTGAAAGAAAGTCCTGAAGCTGTCGTAGAAAAAGAAGATGAAGAAGAAACTTTAACAGAAGAGGAATCTTTAAACGAGGTATCTTAATATAACTCGGCTAGGTGTGAAAGCCTAGCCACTTTCTAATGGAGATAGAATGCAACAAGAAAAAACACAATTTATTAAACACAAATTACCCTGTCCTAAGTGCAGTAGTAGTGATGCTGTATCTCTGAATGAGAATGGCTCTGCTAAATGCTTTAGCTGTAATACATTCTTTACAGATTATGACAACGAATCAACAGGCAAGGTGATTGAAATGACAAGTAAACCAAAACCCGATAACACATTCCTTACATCATACACTGGTGCTTATGGTGCTTTGACTGACAGAGGTATCTCTGAAAGCACAGCAACTAAGTTCGGTGTTAAGATGGTGAAGGATAGAAACAATAATGTTACCCAACACATCTACCCATACTTTAATGGGAGTGAGATTGTTGGTACTAAGACACGCTTTGTATCTAACAAAGGCTTCACATGTAATGGAACATTCGAGGACACAGGTTTATTTGGAGAGCAACTGTATGGAAATACAGGTGGTAAGTACCTGACTATTACCGAAGGAGAGTGTGATGCTATGGCAGTACATGAACTCTTCCAAGGTAAGTGGTCGGTAGTATCTTTAAAACGTGGAGCTTCGGCTGCTGTTAGAGATATACGAGAGAGTATAGAATTTGTAGAATCATTTGACAATGTAGTTCTATGTTTTGATAATGACAAGGCAGGTAAAGAAGCAGCTAAAGCTGTAGCTAAAATACTTAAGCCTAACAAAACTAGAATCATGTCGTTCCCTAATGGATTCAAAGATGCAAACGAAATGCTTAAACAGAAGAAGTTCCAAGAGTTTACCCAAGCTTGGTGGAACTCTAAAACATACACTCCTTCAGGTATCATGGAGCTATCATCTCAAAAGAATGACTGGTTACATAGAGAAGAGAAAGAGAGTATAGCATATCCTTGGGAGGGACTGAACAAGAAACTCTATGGTATGCGTAAAGGAGAACTGGTCACACTTACAGGTGGTACTGGTCTCGGTAAGTCTAGTGTAACTAGAGAGCTAGAGCATTGGCTTATCAAAAATACAGAAGACAATGTAGGTATTGTAGCACTTGAAGAGAACTGGCTAAGAACTGCTGATGGTATTTTATCTATCGAAGCTAACGATAGGATATATTTATCAGAGAAGCGTAAGAATTATACAGACGATGACCTCATGGGTTTGTTTGATAAGGCTATACCCAAAGGCAGAGTATTCATTCACTCTCACTTAGGTGCTACTGACATTGATGATATCTTTGCAAAGCTTAGATATATTATTGTAGGCTGTGAATGTAAATGGGTTATAGTTGACCACTTACATATGCTTGTTAATGTACTCCACGAAGGAGACGAAAGAAGAGGTATTGATATGCTGATGAATAAACTACGAAGTCTTGTAGAAGAGACAGGCGTTGGTATGATATTAGTATCTCACCTTAGAAGAGCAGCAGGTGATAAGGGACATGAACAAGGAATAGAAGTTTCTTTATCTCACCTCAAAGGTTCACAAGGGATAGCTCAACTATCAGATTCTGTAATTGCATTGGAGAGAAATCAACAAGCAACGAATCCTGAAGAAGCTAATACAACTAAGGTTCGTGTACTCAAATCTAGGTACACAGGAGACACAGGATTAGCTTGTGGTCTTAGATATAATGTTGATACTGGTAGATTATTTGAAGTATCAGAGGAGGAAACATTTGACAATGAGCAATTTTAAATTAGTATTTGATATAGAAGCTGACGGACTAGACCCTAATAATGTGTGGTGTATCGTAGCTAAAGAAGTATCCGGTGGTATACATAAGTTTGACAACACTCAAATAGAAGAAGGTATTGAGTTTTTACAAACTGCTGATACATTAATAGGTCATAACATTATAGGCTATGACATGCCTGTATTAGAAAAGTTATACGGTGCTACGTTTGATTGTAATATTGAAGACACACTAGTAATGTCAAGATTATTTAATCCTGTCCGTGAGAATGGACATAGTTTAAAAGCTTGGGGTTGGCGTGTTGGTTCTTTAAAACAACAACAACCTGAAACTTTTGATGAGTACACACCTGCTATGTTAGACTACTGTGTTCAAGATGTTAAGTTAAACGAAGCTGTATATCATTATCTATTAAGAGAAGGTAATGTATTTAGTGACGAATCTATTAGGCTTGAACATGATGTGGCTAAGATAATGAAGGAACAAGAAAAGACTGGATTCTTTTTTAATACTAAACAAGCTATGGAATTATTAGCCGAACTAAAGGCAAAGCAAATTGCTGTTGAAGATGAAGTTCATTCTACTTTCAAACCTAAGTTGGTTGATGATAAATTAGTAACACCTTACATTAGAAAAGACGGAGAGTTATCTAAACGTGGTTTGACTGATGAAGAATATAANAANTGTATAACTACACAGAATATGAATCCATTCATGAGACAGAAGTTAGTTGACTTTAATCTAGGTAGTCGTAAACAAATAGGAGAATATCTTATTGACTTTGGTTGGAAGCCTGTAAAATTTACACCAACAAAACAACCTATAGTAGACGAAGGAACTCTAAAGAAAATAGAACATATAAAAGAAGCTAAGTTAATTGCAGACTTTTTACTATATCAGAAAAGGATTGCTCAAGTAACATCATGGATAGATGAACTCAAAGAAGACAGAGTACATGGAAGTGTTATACCTAATGGTACTATTACTGGCAGGATGACACATAGAAATCCTAACATGGCACAAGTACCTAATGCAGGTAGTCCTTATGGCAAGGAGTGTCGTTCATGTTGGACTGTACCCGAAGGAAGAAAGCTTGTGGGTATAGATGCTAGTGGACTAGAACTTAGAATGTTAGCCCATTATATGAATGACCCTGACTATATTGAAGAAGTAATTAATGGTGACATACATACTACTAATCAAAATCTTGCAGGTCTAAAGACAAGAGACCAAGCTAAGACATTTATATATGCTTTAGTTTATGGGGCAGGTGATGCTAAGATAGGTAGTGTTGCCGGTGGTGGTTTAAACAAAGGTAAAGAACTAAAACAAACCTTCTTTAAAAATCTACCCTCATTAAAAATACTAAAAGAAAAAGTACAGAAAGCCTCTGAACGAGGATTCTTAAAAGGTTTAGATGGACGTAAGATATATGTACGTAGTCAACATGCTGCACTTAATACTTTACTACAAGGTGGTGGTGCAATAGCAATGAAGAAAGCTATGTGTTTCTTACAAGCTTTAATAAAACTAAATGATATAGATGCTAAGTTTGTAGCTAACATTCATGACGAATGGCAGATAGAAGTACCTACAGAACAAGCTGATTTTGTGGGAGAACTAGGAGTTAAGTCTATTGAACGAGCATCGGAACATTTTAAAATGAGATGCCCTTTAACAGGAGAATATAAAATAGGAGAGAATTGGTATGAAACACACTAAAGAACATTCAACAAATAGAAAGGGAGACCTTGCAGAATTTTATGCAGTCACTTGGTTATGGGATAATGGCTATGAAGTATTTAAAAACTGTGGGTGTGACGGGTTCATTGACTTAGTAGCCCGAGACCCTCAAGGACAGGTAACATTAATAGATGTAAAGACTGCTAGAAGAGATTATAGAACTGCAGATTCTTATACATCAAGAACAACAAGAACTGAAAAACAAATCAAAGCAGGTGTTAAGTATTTATTATACTTACCTGATACAAGAAAATTAAGATGGGTAAAACATAATGATAAATAAACAAGAAGAACTTATTGACAATTCGACATTAGATAGTTATAATAAATTTACGTCTGAGTCAGGACATTGGTATACTCAAGAGGGAGAACCAATGTATACTATCATCGGTGCTAATGGTAANGAAAGGAACACTAATCTTAGAGATGCTAAGAAAGAAAACTTAGTNCCTTCTGTTACNACTATACTAGGCATGATAGCTAAACCTGCATTAGAAAATTGGAAGATAGACCAAGCTTTAAAGTCAGCACTTACACTAGAAAGACACGAAGGAGAATCACTTAACTCTTTTACTTATAGATGTAAAGATGATTCTAAAAGTATAGGTATCAGAGCTGCTCAACAAGGCACTAAGATTCATGCTATGATTGAACGTGGCTTCTTAGGTGAAGGCACTAGTAACACCTATGAAATTATTCAAGCTTGGTTAGATGAAAACTTTCCTGATGAAGAATGGATTGCAGAAGATTCTTTCTGTGCTGAATCAGGATATGGTGGTAAGATAGATTTATATTCTAAGTCTGGTATCTTTGTTGACTTTAAAACTAAAGATAACTTGGAAGGTAAAGACCCTGCTAAATTAGTATACGATGAACATGGTATGCAGTTGTCTGCTTATGCTCAAGGCTGTGGGTTTACTGATGTAGAAAGAGTATCTATATTTGTAGACAGAAAAAACACAGAGCTTATAGCTTGTCATATTTGGGACAAAGATTCTCAAGCTAAACACACTGCTATGTTTAATGCTATATTAGATTACTGGAAGTTAGTTAAAAACTACGACTCGTCTATCAATGCCTAGAAGAGTACCAAGAAAACCTAGACCTAAAAAAACTGGAGTACCTAAAGGGTATGATAGTATTTGGGAATATGAAATACATCAAACACTTCTCAGGGATTGGAAACATCATTGGGATAATATAGATTATATTGTTAAGCATAAATACGAGCCTGACTTTGTTAAGATAATAGATAACAAAACTATTTTAATAGAAGCTAAAGGTAGGTTTTGGGACTACGCAGAGTATAGTAAGTACATACATATTCGGACGGCTTTGCCAAAAGATTATGAGTTAGTGTTCTTATTTCAAAAACCTTTTGCCCCAATGCCACAAGCAAAGAAAAGAAAAGACGGAACTAAAAGAAGTCATGCTGAATGGGCAGAGACAAATAACTTTACATGGTATAACGAAGAAAGTTTACCGAAGGAATGGAAGAGTAATGAATTATAAATTTAACGAAGGTCAAACAATAAAACAAATAAAAAGATATGTTGACAAAACCTATGACCAGCATTATGCCTATGGTGATTACCAAGCAACAGATATTATATTTGATAACGGACATGGAGAAGGTTTTTGTATGGGAAACATTATAAAGTATGCCATGAGGTATGGTAAAAAAGACGGATACAACGAAAAAGACTTGCTTAAAATAATTCATTATGCTATAATGGCTATACATTTACAGGACATTCAAGATGATTGAAGACAAGATAGGAACTAAGCCTTACTTAGGAATTGAAATAGACTACGAAAAAGAAAAAACATTTGATAAGTTTAGTCTAGACACATTAAAAGATAGATACTTTTGGGAGAACGAAACACATGCACAAGAAGCATTCGCAAGAGCCTCCGTCTTCGGAGCAACATACAAGGGTGAGACAGATTTTGAACTGGCTCAAAGACTTTACAACTACAGCTCCTCTCGTTGGTTCATGTTTAGCACTCCTATACTTAGTAACGGGGGCACAAGCCGTGGGCTTCCTATCAGTTGTTTCCTCAATTATGTTCCTGACAGTAGGAGTGGTTTATCTGCTCACTATGACGAGAATATATGGTTGGCAAGTTCAGGTGGAGGCATCGGTGGATATTGGGGTGATATTAGGAGCAATGGTATTTCAACTGCTCATGGCAGTCGTTCTACTGGAAGCATTCCTTTCATCCACGTTGTAGACTCACAGATGTTAGCCTTCAATCAAGGCACAACAAGACGTGGTAGCTATGCAGCTTACATGGATATAAGTCACCCCGAGATTGAAGAGTTTATAAACATGAGAAAAGAATCAGGTGGTGATATCAACAGGAAGAATCTTAATCTTCACAACGGTATTAATATTACTAATGCTTTTCTTAAAGCTGTAGAGCTTGATGAAGACTGGAGATTGATTGACCCTAAGACTAACGAAGCTGTTAAGATAGTAAATGCTAGAGACTTATGGTGGCAAATCATTCACGCTAGAGCAGAAACAGGTGAGCCTTACATG